TCTTTTCTTACTGGTGGATTGCCTAGTCTTTTAGGATTCTTCCAAGACAAATCAGACAAAAAACACGAATTAGAACTTGCAAGACTCCAGACCGAAAGAGAGATGGAGTTGCTAGAAAAAGGTTACGCTGCACAAGCTCGTGTAGAGGAAATAAGAACCGAGCAAGTTGCTATGCAAACCCAAGTGCAAGAAAGACAATCCTTGTACGCACACGATATAGAAATCGGTAAAGGTGCTGCACAATGGGTAACTAATGCTAGGGCAATGGTTAGACCGGCAATCACATATGGTTTATTCCTTATGTTTGCCTTTGTAGAAGTATTTGGTTTTTGGTTTGCTTATCATAAAGATGTACCATTTGATGTAGCTCTCAATCTCTTATGGGATGATGAAACTCAGATTATTTGGGCATCCGTTGTTTCCTTTTGGTTCGGTACACAGGCTTTCAAAAAGTGATTGACCATAAAGTAATTGAGATGATTAAGCACCACGAGGGTGTTAAGGTAAAACCTTACCAATGCCCTGCATTACTTTGGACTGTTGGTGTCGGTCATGTTATAGATCCTAACCATGCTAAAGTGCCACTAGCAGAACGAAAGGCTTTACCTATTCCTAGTGGATGGGATAAAACCTTAACGATGGGAGAAGTAGATGAAATTCTTGCAAAAGATTTGGCGAGGTTTGAAAGCGGAGTTCAACGATTATGTCCTAGTGGGCTTACTCCTGGTCGGTTTGGCGCACTTGTGTCTTTCGCCTTCAATGTTGGACTCGGTAATCTCCAAAATTCTACCCTTCGGATGAAACACAATAGGGGTGAGTTTGAGTCTGCTGCCGAGGAGTTTCTAAAGTGGAATAAAGCCGGTGGTAAGGAACTAAAAGGACTTACAAACAGGCGCAAAGACGAAATGGCTTTGTACCTCTTATAGAATCTTTCCGTACTTAAACAAGGTGTTCTTATCTACTAAGAAAGCCTTTTTGATCTGACTATCCCCCTCCCCTATAAATTCTACATACTGTAGTTTACTCAGGAATATGCACTTAAATATGTGCTTAACCGGCATGATGACAAACATCTGTCCATCGTAGAAAACCCAGTAATCAGCTTGGGTAGCCATTAGCCCTGAGTCTTTCCCATACATCTCTATCTCTACAACGATATTGCCTGTTCTTTGGCTCATCGGGTCAAACTTCACCTCTACAGCCTTATCTATCTCTGGTATCCATATATCGTACCCCTTAAAAGCGTTTACAAGGGTCGCACAAGGGTATTTCTTTCGTAGGATAGCCAAGACCCTTTCCTCTATCTCCAAACCCCTCTGTAGGTCGTTTTGGAAGGTCATAAAGCCACCCTAATCGGTAGGGGGGTGGCACTCCTTGAAAGGGTGTAGCATTGCGCTACTAATGCCGATCTCATCGGGGGTTACATACAGCTAATTATAGAACCACAAACAGTACAAACTATAATCTTATCACCACTAATAATTGTAGTGGTCTGACAAGCATACGCACTACCTATTAACAAATATGTTAACAATCCTATAGCAATCTTTTTCATGGTTTTCCCCTAGAAAGCAAAATCATCATCGTTAATCTTAGGCAACTCATCATCGCCCTTGGGAGTAAAGCCTTTCTGTTTCGGATCACCAATACGACCCGATAAGAACTTGCCCTTCTTGCCTTCTTTTAGCCAGGCATCAAACCAATGCTCAACTCCGTTAATCTTAATCGACCCCTTGTAATCAGGGTGTTTATCTGTGAGCTTTTTGTCGTTCTTAAATAGACTAAAGCTGCCATCTTTCATCTCATAGGTCATTTCTGCCTCGCTTTTAGTTGGTTAAATAGGTCTAAGACCTCGCTTAGAAACTGCTTTACTTCTACTTCCATCGCGTCGATATACTCCTGATCCCTCTCGACTCGTACTACAAACAACTGCAAATCCTCTGGCACTCTAGGATCGAATGATACAAAGTCGCACCATTTCGCGCCTGTAACTGCCATTTGGCATTGCATCTGTGGGATGTATTTACTTGGAGCTTTGTTCTCCAATACTGTCTCAATATGGTTAGCGGTATTCGGACACTTAATCTCGATTAAACCTTCCCCTACAATGCCATCAGGAGAGCATCCAAAGCCTTCTATCGTGGGATGGTCTACGAACCCCTCCTCCTTTACGAAAGTGCCTGTATGAGCCTCGTATGCCATCCTAGCGAATGGCTCTTGCTCTGTACCCCATTCCATTGCAGCGTTGGTAAACGATTCCCCTGCTTTGCCGGTCAATCGCTGAACGACTAATTCCATCTTGTAGTTCTTACGACTTGCCGACTCGCCAGACTTAATCTTGGCTAAGACATCTGCGACTCGACTAGCGGTAACTTTGCCTAGTCTGGCACTAAACCATTCTTCTGTTCTTTGTTCCATACAATCCCTTTCAATGGATTTTTTGATCCGCATGAATCTGCTGTAAGCAGTCATTCAGAAACTTTACCATAATCTGTGAAACTTCTAAAGATAAATCTGATCCCTCAATTTCAATAGCAAACTGAAAAGGAGCAACCTCGGTTACTGTCATTACTGCTTGAGATACTGGTTCAGACATATTTTGATCGATGCATAGCTTCTGCCATAAAACACTGATTTTCCCCTTTCATTTTTTTTTGGTACTCATCACTACAGTCATCACATACTGTAACTCTTTCTCCTGACCCCTTCCTATAATACTGCCATTTCTTGTAATCTGATTTGGAATGAAAGCATACAGGATACCAATCATTCTTTGTCATCGTCTGGGATTGGCTCTTGTGGGTCTCTGCGAATAAGCTGTGTATCAACTCCATCATTTTCAAACTGCCTTTGGTATGCGAGAGAAAGAGCATCAATGGCTGCATCCCATCCGCAAGCAAAGAAATGCTCACAGATCATAGACTGCCCCGTAGGAATGTCTATTTCCTTTAGGGTTCTATAGAAAGCCTCCATACAATGTTTATTTCTCATTTTATTAATTCCTCAATCCAAGAATTTGCTAAATCCCAAGATACCTTTATTATCGCAAAAGGCAACAAAATGTAAACACCCATCTCTACTAGGATTTTTGCCATTTTTTCCATTGCACAACTCCTGGTATTTCTGGCACATTTACATTCTCTAAAGTCCTTGCTGACAATGCGCGAAACTCTGCCCATTTCTTTTGGTACTTAGCCTGTTCGCTTGCCGGTACATAGCCATAAATCTTGCGCCACCGAATCGTAATATCTGTAGAACTTGGTGTGTAAATAAAATCATTTTCTTGCATATTTTCTTTCCGATTCTCGTTTTAGACAAAATGCACACTTCCACCTTTTTACTGGCTTTAGTCTGCTCCCTGTTTCTACCAGCTTAAAACCATCTTTTGACCGATAAATTTGGCAACTATGACACCACTTTGTTTCCATCCCATCCTTCCTTCATATATCCATATTCCGAGGCGTCTGCTACTGCTGTGAGCTTTAAACATACATCGCATTGGTCTATCCATGATCTGTGGTTCTCCGAACTCTTTAGTGGATGTGTACCCCAAGCCTTACCGCACTCGAAGCACACATTATCAGGCTGCTCATCAGCTAGTTTCACTTAGTTCTGCCTTCCGCTTTTCTTTAGCATCGTTTACCTTCTTCATTGCCTCTTTGTCCCTAGACACTTCCTTAAACGCTTGGGCAAAGTTCACCTTTAGTTCTGGGATGTCCTGAGAACTTAATATCTTTTCTACAAACTTTGTAGAATCTACTTCTATATCATCCCATAAATCTTCACCGACATAAAGAGATAAACCAAGACCATGTAGAGCAATGGCTTTCGCCAGGCAACGCTGCATAGCGGTATTAACTGCAAACGCATCTGGATTAGGTATTGCCTTATTGCGATAGTCCATAACCGGCAACTGTGCGGTCATAGACTTGCCAAACGCATTAACTGTACAGAACACCATTACAGTCTCACCAAATAATACAGGCTGACCATAACTCCAAGTGGCTTGTGGATCGTGTTGTAGCAATGTGTCTACAGCCCATGCCCAAGACAGATAAGACAAACCATTCTTCTTCTCAATCTTATCCGATACATCTACATTCCTAAGTTCTAAATATTTACTCATACATCCCCCTTATAAAAGTTCATCTTCAATATGGTCGTGGACTAAAAAATAAATAGCCCTACCAAAGTTATGCCAATCACCCTTCTCTGCGTATTGGCGATATAACTCCCACTTCTCAGCACCCTTCTTACTTTCTACTGCCTTACCAAGATACTCTACAAAGTTATCTACATCAAGTACATCTAAGTCAGCACCTTTCTTCATGTAGTTCTCCCATAAATACTCTTGTTCACTAAAAGCTGGTCTGCTCTCAAAGTCAGGCATAAAGTTATCTTTCATATAATCCCCTTTCCTGTTGCGTACCACATAATTTGTGCAAAGATAATTAACAAGATTCCAATTACTACCATGTGCCAGTTCTTCATTTTTTCCCTTTCACAAGAAATAAGCAACATTGCTTATGTAGAACTATACAGATATTTGTAGAGATTTGTAGAATATTTACTAGGGATATACCCTAATATCTACAAACCTATGTATTTCATGTAGAATCAAAGATCTACAAAAGGAGAAGATATGGATACTGTTGCACAAAAACAACACTTTGATAAATTGCTAGAAGTATTTGGCAGCTACAAAGATATAGCAGACAAGCTCGGCATGAAGTATGTAACTGTCTATGCCTGGTCAATGCGTAACAGCATCCCACAAAAGCACCACAAAGCCATCATTATTGCCTCAGAAGGCAAGATAACAGAGCAAGACCTTGGCTAGTCTTAATCAGCGTACTATCGCGCTAATGACCGAGAGGGGCTATCAATGCGATGTAGTGGAATCGTACAACGCTTTTACCAAACGAAAAAAAGATTTGTTTGGCATATTCGACATATTGGCTATTGGAAACGGAGAGACTGTAGCCATCCAACTTACTTCCAAAAGCAATATGTCTACTCGGATAAAAAAAATAAGCGAATCGCCTATGTTGCCAGAAGTTTTAAGGTCAAACTGGCGTGTCTTGGTTTTCGGCTGGTACAAAAAAGAAAATGGGAGGTATGATTACAAAGAGTTTGAGTTCTAACCATGGTTGAACTAGGGTTGAACTAGGGTACTCTGGTAAAAAAAACCACACTTAGACTTAGCAATTTAGCAATTTTTTCGTTTATAATTTATTTATCGCAGAATCTCCCCTGTGAAAGATGCCCTTAATGGGTGTTTTGAGGCTTTAGCAAAGTGTTTCCTGCAAGCACATTTTTCTAAAGGGGAGAACTCAGAACATCCTTTAAGGGTTTTTTGTTTTCTGCGTTCGCACTCCAAGCGAAATTAAGTGCTTATATCGGCAGCGTGGAAGAAAAGATAGGCTCACTACTAGGATGGCAAGCCTCGCAGACTTAAATGGGTACTGCACAAATTTGTAGATCAAGGGTGATATATAAGTCTACAAATGATTGAACATTATCTTAGGAAGGATTAGTCTGGTAACAGATGGATCAGGTTGATAAGGCATATCACCTAAAGGAGAGTATTGTCTAAAAGTTACTTATTAGGGAAAATACTTAACACTTATTTGTAGAACTCGTATAAGATTATTAAAGTTACAAGGGGAAAAAATGAAAGTAATAAAATCTGAGTTCTGGCATATCCTACAAAAGCATATAGAGTTAAGAAAGGCACAAAATAAATGAACGCATTAGAACTTGCAGAAAAATTAACCGATTGTCTTGGTAGCGAAGATAGATGGGAAGTTAGATCTTTAGCATCAAATATGTTGCGACAACAAGATGCAAAAATAAAAGAACTAGAGGCAAAGTACAAGCAAGAATTTGACTATGTTGAGAATATGCTTGCAAAATGAGTGCGTGGTTAATTATCGTTACAGGTCTGATTTATGCCTACATAGCTGTAGAGCAAGGACTAAAGGGTAATGTGCCTATGGCGGTGGTATATGGCGGTTATGGGTTCAGCAATATAGGGCTTTTTATTTTGGCGAGTAAATAATGCATTGGAATCATAGAGTGGTAGACTTTTCAGACGAAAACGATGGAGAACCTTGGGTAGAGGTTTGTGAAGTCTTTTACGATAAGAACCATGAGCCTTATCTGTACACAGCAAGAGGTGTCGGTGTGATGGGAGAAGATAAAGAAGAAGTAAAACAGACTTTGTATAGAATGTTAGATTGCTTAAATAAGCCAGTTCTTATGAAAGCAGACTTTAATCAAAACATAAAGGTATGGATGGATGCTGATACAGATCAAACGGATTAGAGAAAACATAGATGGCTCTGCTAATGTAGAGGTAGTGTTTGATAGTCAGGGGCATAAAATGTTGTTGCAACATGGTTTAGAAAGTATGTTGGTGAAGGCAATAGAAAACATGAAAGGGAAAAGGGATGGAGTTCAATCTGTTTTGGGCGCAATACCCAAGAAAAGTAGGAAAGCTAACAGCGCAAAGATCGTGGCAAAAAATGCCAGACGATCACAAGCAAAAGGCACTAGAGGCAATAGTAGAGCATCGTAAGTATTGGACAACTAAAGGTACAGAGTTAGATTACATACCTCATGCAAGTACCTGGCTAAACAATCAACGCTTTTTTGACGAGATTGTTATTGAAGAAAAGCAAAACAAAAAACCTCCATTGCCTTGGTATGCAAGCGATGAACTTACTTTAGCCAAGGGCAGAGAGTTAGGATTAAACCCATATGCAGGAGAAACTTTTGCCCAGTTCAGAGCCAGACTTTCGGCAAAGATCGGCAGTACGGCAACTCTGTAAATGGAGGCATGATTGGGGTTTGCAGAAATTTAGAAAATATTTATCAGATCATAAATTTGATACAAATTTACTATCAGACTTTCAAGACCAATGGTTAAAAGGTAACAAGGGAGAATGGGGAACATGGAAATAGAAAATACAGTTAAATACATTATTGAAAATAGCGGAGAGTTTGCTACAGCAAAAGCAAAACGCATCTACATCGAGAACTATTTGCGATCTAAGAAAAGCATACTAATGGCTCAATCTACCTCTAAAACAGTCGCAGGTGCGGAGGCAGAGGCTTATGCTCACCCAGACTACATTGCACTCATAGAAGGGCTTAGAGTGGCTGTAGAGCAAGAGGAAAAGTTAAAATGGATGCTTACTGCTGCACAATTAAAAGTAGACATCTGGAGAACAGAACAAGCAACTAACAGAGCAGTCGATTCAAGTGTTAGATAGTAATTTTGTCTACATCTAGGCATTGA